CTCTTGGGCCTCCAGGAGGACAAATTACTAGTTATATAAGATACGGAGAAGGTATTGATAGACACACGGAATTGATTACCATAGGGTGCGATCTTGGTTTGATCAATAAATCTGGAGCATGGTATACTCTTCCTTTCTTGGAAGGAGAAAAAACTAAATTTCAGGGAACGGAAAAAATCCGAGCATACTTATTGCAAAACCCAGAATCCTACGAAAAGCTATACAATGAAGTAAGAAATATTATAGGAAATAAGTAATGCAAGTTATGGACTTGGACGGGAATGTAAGCAATTGGTCTTTTCATAAAAATGGCTCAACAAGTAATTCTTTTAATAAATCTAGTCTACATTTGCTTACTAGACAAATTATAAAAGATATTTTTCCAACTATGCAAAGCTTAGAAGAAGTAACAGTGCATATTAGAAAAAATCAAATAGCGTATCTTGACTTTTTCATCCCTCTCGTTAAACTATGTATTGAGGTTCATGGCGAACAACACTACAAATTTACCCCGTTTTATCACACCAATATATTGGCATTTGCTAAAGCAAAAAAAAGAGATCAAGAAAAGAAAGAGTGGTGTGAAATAAATAATATTAAATACGTAGAATTACCATACAATAAAACAGAAGAGTGGACCGAATATGTCAAAAACATCTAAAGAAGAAATGCAACATTGGGACTCTATTCTAGATGATTATGAAAATTCTCTAGGCTTAGGTAAGTATGTTGCACAAAATTCTTATTTAACAGAATCTGAACTGCAAGAATATTTATCTATGAACAGAGAATCCTTAGAAAAACTTTCTCCAGAAGATTGTGGGAACATAGCATATAGATTAGGACAGTATGCTTTCTTTATTCAGAGAACAATCAACAGGGAGATAGCTCGGTATAATTGGTCAGATGAAACAATAAAGGAGACTATAGCCGATGAAATAAATAACTATAAAGGCTATGGATATGCAGAAAAGGCTGGTCAGGCAATAAAACACAACGACAAGGCCACTTCATTAAACAATATCAAAAAGTATGCAAAACAGCGTAGTGACAGACTCTCATATTTGGCAAATAGCATTAAAAATTTATCGGATATTATATTATCTATTCAAAGAAATAAGGTGAAGAATGGATCTTGAAAATTTAAAAAATAATCCAGAACAAATAAAAGGATTAATAGAATTATTGTCTTCATTATTACCAGAAAGTAAAAATGATGAAGTAAGTGATAGTCCTAAATTAAATAGTAATATCAAAACTAATAAATCAAAAGCAAGAGGTAGTAATATAAATCTTTTTGATAAAATGTCAGAAAAAAATCTTCATAAAGATGATGTTGCAATAGATCAAAAATTATCTAAAACACCACCAACTGAAAGAAATAGAGAGTTTTCTTACATAGAATTGGTATGCAGATGCTGTGGCAGAAAAGAGAAATGTAATCCAGCACTAGTGCTAGATAAAAATAGATACAAGTGCAATAAGTGTTCAACGACTGCTGGATGAAACAATGAATATTTTATTTGATCCGTCTGCTGAAAGAGCAGTACTATCTATATTATGCCAATATGGTGAAAAAGCATACCTTGAAGTTGCAGACATAATAAATGAAAATAGTTTTACCATAGATAGCAATATTATAATATACAAATGTTTGAAGAAAATATTTGTAGATCATAATTGTCAATCAATAGATATAGCATCAATCTTCTCCGCTGCAAAAGAGCTTGATCTTGATTATGTTTTACAGAAAAAAGAAGAAACTCAGCACCTAAAAGCAATTTTAGAGTTTCCAGCTAACTTTGATAATCTTTTACAGTTTGCGGCAAAAATCAAAAAACTAGAAATAGCAAGAAAATTACATAAAAAATTAGACGATATCAAAAATAATGTGCTCAATATAACTGGTTCGGAACCAATATCTCATATAATGAGTTTGGTCGAGGAGCCAATACTAAATTTTAGCACATCTATGGAAGATCAAGATAGTAGTCCTGTACAGATTAGTCAGAATCTAGAGGAGTATATCGAGGATCTTATTGCCAATCCAATAGATCAGGTTGGTATATCAACAGGATTTCCTGCTTATGATTTTGCTATAGGCGGAGGACTAAGAAAAAGTACGATAAATGTTATAGCAGCAAGACCAAAAACTGGTAAAACACTATTATCGGACAATATGGGCTTTTATATAGCAAATAAATTAAAAATACCAGTATTAAATATGGATACTGAAATGACCAAAGATGATCATATTCATCGTATACTGGCTATGATGACAGAAATAGAAATAAATAAAATTGAGAGTGGAAAATTCGCACAAACACCATCACTAAAGAAAAAAATAGAGGACGCTGTTAATGATCTAAAAGAAACTCCACTATTTCATAAATCTATTGCCGGTAAATCTTTTGATGAACAATTATCTATAATGAGAAGATGGATTATAAAAGAAGTAGGACTGAACTCAGACGGCACAGCAAAACCGTGTGTTATTTTTTATGACTATCTTAAGCTTATGGATAGCGCCGGTATTAGTCAAGATATGAAAGAATATCAAGTTCTTGGTTTTATGATGACAACACTTCATAATTTTGCGTGTAAATATCAGCTTCCAATAGTAGCCTTTGTGCAATTAAATAGAGATGGTATTACAAAAGAAAGTACCGATACCGCTAGCGGATCTGATAGAATCATATGGTTGTGTAGTAATTTCTCTATTTTCAAAAGAAAAAGCGACGAAGAAATAGCAGAAGACGGGCCAACAAACGGTAATAGAAAATTAATCCCATTAATCAGTAGACACGGCGCTGGCCTAGATGATAACGATTATATTAATTGTCATATGAAGGGTTGGTGTGCTAAAATTACAGAAGGAAACACTAGATTGGAGATTGTAAATGGAAAGGACGATGACGACGGGTTTGAAGTCAAAGATGAAGAAAACATTCCATTCGATTGATCAGCAAAAACTCAAAATTTTGTGTGATCATTTATGCGATAATATAACTGATCTGTTAGAGTACTTTAATTTAGAGTACAAACAGAATAGTAAGTTTATTAGTATGTCTTGTCCAATACACGGAGGAGACAACGAATCCGCTATAAATTTATATTATGTTGGAGAGTCATATAGAGGTAACTGGAAATGCAGAACTCATCAATGTGAAAAACATTTTAAAGGATCCATTATAGGTTTTGTGAGAGGCATACTTTCTCATAAAAAACATAACTGGTCTTGTGATGGAGACGATACTGTTAGCTTTTCTGAAACTCTGAAGTTTTTGACAGATTTTGGAAAGATTAATCTCAAAGATCTCAAAGTATCAAATAAAGAAAAAGAAAAAAATAATTTTGTCAATAGCTTGACAATACTAAATACGAAACAGGTAACTGGCACAAATTATCCTAATAGAAATCAGGTTAGAAAATTATTAAAAATTCCTAGTCCTTATTTTATATCCAGGGGTTTTGATCCTAAAATATTAGACAAATATGATGTTGGTGATTGTGAAACACCGAATAAAGAAATGTCTGACAGAGCCGTAGTTCCTATTTATGATTCAGAGTATAACTACATGATAGGATGTAGCGGTCGCTCTACTAATGACAACCTAAAACCAAAATGGAAACATAACAAGGGTTTCTCAGCAGAAAATTGTTTGTATAATTTTTGGTTTGCCAAAAAATACATCAAAGAAACTAGAACAGCTATAATTGTAGAGAGTCCTGGTAATGTTTGGAAGTTGGAGAGCAATGGTATTCATAATGCTGTAGCTATCTTTGGGTCCAATTTAAATGATAAGCAGAAAATGTTATTGGATACTAGTGGCGCTATGACATTAGTGATTATTACAGATTCTGACGATGCTGGCATAAAGGCTAGAACACAAATAGAAAATAAATGTAAAAAGATATATAATATACAACACATATATATATCTAAAAATGATATAGCAGAATTATCTGACGCAGAGATTAAAGAACAAATAACATCAAAGATAACCTTATGACAAAAATAATAGCGTTTGCTGGACGAAAACAATCAGGAAAAACTACTTGCTCAGAATTTATAGCCAATAAATTTATTGGTAATGTTAAAGTATATAATTTTGCTGATCCTCTTAAAAAGGATATTTGTATGAATATATTAGGATTAACTTATGAACAATGCTACGGCACAGATGACCAAAAAAATGAATTGGTCAATTGCGTATGGCAAAATAAACGATTAACAGCAAGAGAGGTTATGCAATTCGTTGGAACAGACATATTTAGAACCATGCAACAAAATGTATGGGCTGATGCTACTATTACTAAGATTATAAAAGAAAAACCTGATTTAGCAATTGTGGCTGATTGCAGATTTCCCAATGAAGTTAGGGTCATCAAAAATGTTGGTGGAACTGTCATCAAATTAACCAGAAATCCTTTTGATTCTCAGCACGACAGCGAAACAGCATTAGATATTAACAGATATGATCAATCGAACTTTGATTTACTACTAGATAACAAAAACTTGACAATACAAGAACAAAATCTAATACTAGATCAATTTCTTAAAAATAAAGGAATACTACCATTATAATTACATATTTTAGAAGCTCT